CTACTGACCCATTAATTATAAATATAATGACAACAATTCCACCTGTATGGTGGGATTGGACTGCTTATTTAGATGCTGCGCCACATACCCTAACAGCTACAGTAAATGGAACTCCCATATCTGTGGTCGCTGGGTATAATCTACCTAATAGACCTCTAGAATATGAATTCGAATCTGGTTGGGATTTGTATGTAGGTGATGATTATGGCAATACTGTATCCTGGGTTATTAACGGCAATGCAGGTTCTCTGGTTCGTACAATGGGAACAGATTATACAGGTTATGCTAATGCTTTAATTGCAGCACTACTGGCTACTCCTACCGTTACTACAGCTACAATTAAAGCTACAGGATATAATGCTGGTGGATTTCCAGGTTATGGTGTGCGTATAAGAATGGGAAGTACTGGATATTTTACAGGCCTGGTAAACAATCCTGCTACATTTGAAAATATTTGGTTAAAAGATAGAACATATGTAAATCATCCAACCTGGGTAAATAATCTAAATTATACACAATTCGGTAATTGGTATGAGCATAATTATTTGAAGGTAGATAGATCAGCTGATCTAACAGCTGCTACGGTTACAGTAGATGGTGTGCCAATAACTATAGCTATAACTTCAGATGATTCCAACGAAGAAATAATTGCTAAGATTAGAGATGCTATAGCATTAGCGGGAAGCCCTGCTTATTATAGAAGTACAGTTGAAACGACGATTAATCAATATGTGGCTCCAATAAAATATACTGGAGATATAGTATTCTCTATAGCTGCTCTAGATGGCATAGACCCCGTAGTATCAGTTGGTCCTACATCAGCACAAGAACCATTCACTATCACTACAGCAACAAACGAAATTGTCGAACTAGCTCAGGTTGAAGGTATCTCAGCCTCCCGTGGGCGGCTCCTAGCTTGGGACTACACCAATACCCTTTATCTTGGCAGCGCTGTAGATCCTACTGATTTCACGCCCTCTGTCACCACCCAGGCCAATAGCTATCGAGTAGATGCTATCAAAGGAAACATAGTCCTTATCCTTCCACACCCTGAAGGGGCAGTCATCTACTCAACAGGTAATATAGTCAAGAGTACCTATCAAGGCGGCGGCTCTCAGCAAGTCTTTAGCTATCGTGCCATAAATGAAAAGGGAGCCATTGATCCTAGACACATAGCCAAGGGATCAGACTCTCACTACCTAATTGGCTCGGAAGGTCTTTACACTGTAGACTACAGTAAGAATGAAGTCTCACTAATCGGTAAGGAACTAACTGATTTCCTAAAGCGTTACAAGTTCCCCATCCAGCTTCAGATGATTGGGAATCGTTACCTGGTTGTCAATCTACTTGAAGCACCGCCAACAGTAGATGCCAAAGCTTGGCGTGAAGGGTCAGCTACAGCCTATCAGCTTGGAGAGGGAACCAGAACTGCCCGTCCAGTCCAAGTGCTAAGCATTCCTGATGTTCCTTTTGGCCAGAATCTATTTCCACTATTCACCAATGCTATGATCTATGATGCAGTGTTAGACAAGTGGGGATATGCTACCCTAGACTACAAGCATCTCTTCTCTATCAATCCTACCAATCAGGAAGGTTATCCTGCTGAAAAGGATTATGCTCTTAGAGAAGCTGCATTCTACAATGATGTACGAAGTTTAGCAGCACTACTTCCTGATGGCTCAACAGTGCTCCTAAACGATTCCCCAGATAGCAGCTACATTGTCTATGGCAAGTATCTGCTTAGTCGTTCCCATTACACCAGAGTGCTCAAAGTAGAGGCTCAATTCTTGGACTATCCAGATTGCACAATCAGTTTGGAACCGTCAATGGATGGGCGGCTCATAGATTATGATAACATCAAAGAATCTGCTGCTATCGGGACTCCTGGATTCCGTTGGCCAATCATGGCAGTGGCCAGCTGGTTCAATATTCTAGTGAAGGGGAAATTCAATCTAACTGGACTTTCTATTGAGGGCAAAAGAGATGGCCGCAGACCTTAATCATGACTTCATATTGCGTAGTGCAGGGTTAATGCCCGGCACTGCTGCTTATTCAGAAGCTGCCAAGAAACTGAAGGAGCAAGAAAAAGAAAAAGCTAATAGGATTATCAATGCTGGAGAACCTAAAGGCTACAATAAGTTAGGCATTGTGGGGCAGCCGTTGGAACGCAATACTCGCATGGCGCAGGTGCTTGCTGCGCTTCCTGCTTACAGCGATATGGCTAGAGCTATTCTAGCTTCTGTAAGTCCTATTCGCGCTGTTGGCGGGAGTAAGCAATAATGGCTCGTGGACTTGGTGGAGGCAGTAGTTCTAATACTGGAACACTTGATGCTAATTTCTTTTCTAATTTTGGCTCTAGTACTAGCAATCCCTATCTGAAAGGATTCGGATTCACACCCCAAGCTCTTGGAGGGACTGGAGGTTCTAGTTCTGGACTATCTACGCAACAGCAGCAGACTCAGCAACAAGAACAGACTGCTTCACGTCAGACCCAGAATACAGTAACTGGGTCTCAGACAAACCAGACCGAACAGAGTACTACTCAATCTCTCATTGACAGGATGGACCCTAATTCTAGGGCTGCTTTCAATGAGCTGCTTGCTACCCTGACTGGGGGTGGTAGTGGTGCAATGCGCGAACAACAGGACATATTCCTAAATACTCTGCGCCAATTGGCTGGGCAGGTGCAAGCCTATAGCCCTGAATCTGCGGCAGCTATGGCTTCAGGTAATGTAGCTGGACTTAGTCGCCAGATGATGGAACAAATCATGCCTCAGATTCTTGGTGCTCAAGAAAGCGCTGGGTTGTCTGGAGATGCTTTGACTGCCTTGCTTAGTCAGGATGCTGCCAGCCGTACAGCTGAAGCACAGCAACGAGCTCAGCTTGAAGCTATCATGGGACTTGGTGGATTGCAGCAAGGATCTATGGGGCAGCTATTGCAGGCTTCTAGCCAGCAAGATCCAATTACAGCAGCACTTATGCAAGCTCTAGATATTGGCAAGGGTTCTTTTGAATCTGGAATGTCTAATACTCTCAGCAATATGTTCAGCACTACTAATGGGTTTAGTCAGTCTGTAACGGATGCCCTTACCAAGAGTATGTCTATGGGACAGCAAATTGGTAGCAGTAGTGGCGGCAATGATGAACTGCTTAGAAAGGCTCTTGCTCAAAGCATGCTGCCACCTGGTTCTAGTCTGGCTGACGCAGGCACTTCTATGACTCCTACTACCTTCAGGGGATTGGGTGGAGCAGACACGCGCAGTGCGCAAGCTGCTAGAGCTATGGCTATGGCTGGCATATCTCTTTAATTGACTAGGCTAACATCATGGCTGATCTCAACGAACTTCTGCGGAGAGCAATGGCTCCTAGTGGGCCAAGCTATAGCACAATAGGAGTAGCTACAGATACTCCTGGCTATGATCCTGTAGCACTAGCTGAATACATTAAGCGTAAGCAAGCACTCAACCAAACACCACTGTTCACTGATGATGCTAATCTGGCTAAGAAGGAAGATGGATTCTGGGTAGATACCAATACCTCTGTGGCACGAAGCAGCGCAGAAAGTCAGCAAATGCAGGATTCCAAAGCAGCCATTCCACCAACCGGAAATCCTATTGTAGATACATGGAAAAAAGCATCTGCTGAATTGGCAGCAGCTGAATCACAATTCAACCAAGAATTGACTAGAAAACTTAGTAGTAGTTCTGAAGCCCGGGCACTTGAGACAATCAATAGACAGATTGCAATTAGACAACAGACGGGAACGTTATTTAGCCCTCAAGAGCTACAAGTAGTTGCCAATAATCAGATGCTAGCACAGCGAGCCTTTGAAGATCGTAAAAATAATTTGTTGATGGATCCAGGGCTCTCAGCCAGAAAACGGGCCATTGATGAAGCCAAAACATTTTTGGCTATGCAGCAACCGGATGTGGAAGCTGCTCGTCAGCTCAGTGCTAATGATGCCAACCGGGCTAGTGCAGCTAAGACTAGCCTAGAAAATTCTTTGGCTGAAACACAGCAAAAACTTACTGTCAGCCCTGAACTAAGTGACATCCTTGGCAAAATGAATGGTACAACAGGAGACCCGACCAATATTGCAGAACAGATCAGAACAGGAAATATCACTAAGACTGAAATGGATGTAGCTACTGCTATCAATGAAGGCAGTCCTTATAGCCCTAAGCAATACTTCATTTCCGGGGATCATGAAGCTGGAACAGCGATGTCTAAATTCATTGTTGCTAGTACTCCTGAAGCTGATAGAACCAAGGTTGGTACAGTAGCCAAGAAGCTTGAAGGAGCTAGCTTTAATTTACGCACCAAAGCCGCTAATAAAGTTAATGACTTGCTGACAGCAGACCAGAAGACTATCAATAACAGTAAGGAGTTGAGTGATGCAGCTGAGAAATATAGCAGCATTCTTCAAGGACTTAAGAATCCTGGTAGCGCAGCTACTGCAAAGGAACTTCGGGCGCAATTACAGAATACTATCTTCCAGGAAGAAATGGCGCAAGAGATTGTGAGAATCAGGAAAGAAACCCTGAGTGAGAATTTGGAGATCTTGCGCCCTGAGGTTAGCTGGACAGCAGAAGAAGCATCCATTGGTAATCAATTGGTAGACATGCTTAAGAATGATTCCAATCCAGATGTAGATAAAAAAATGGTTAATGCTGTACAGATTCTTTCACAGACTGGAGCAGATCCAAGCGCATTGAGTTCTGTGGTAGCTAAGATGCAGGGAGTCTATACCAAAAGATTCAATGCGCAATACTCAGCTCTTGGTATGACAGCCAATCCACAGGATTTGGGTATGCTGGAGCGCAGTGTGCTCAGAGCTGCTTTAGACAGAATTATCAAACCTGCTTCTAGCCCTTGGACGATGCGCTAATGTTCACATATCAAGAAGCCACCAATCGTTATGATATGGAAGATAGCTATCAAACTGGAAAAGAGTTTGATCCTGCTTCCATTCTCTATTATCCTGCTGCTGTAGTCACAGATGTCTTTACCTCTATAGCCAATTCTTTCACTTGGGGAGAGGGCGCAGACATAGAGACTGATGATGTGCTTGAAGGCATGTTTGGGGAAGATGCTGGAGCATTCTATCGGAATAATAGAAAGCTTGTGCAAGCTAGCAGCTTTGTTGCTGGCGTCTTCTTGCCTGGAAAGATTATAGGTACTGGCGCCAAATTAGCCAAGATGGGTTGGTTGACCAACATCCACAATTCAGCTCTTGCTGGCAACAAACTATTAGCTTCTAAGGATGCTGCACTCACCGCTCTCAAGACTGCTGGCGCAGCTTCTGCTGAATATACTAAAGCTAAGCGTGGAATGCAGCTTTGGAAGCTGGGTGCTGGAGCATCCGAAGCAGCAGTAGCTGAATTGGAAATTCTAGCACTTTATAATGGTCATGCTTGGTTTGATGAGTATGGCCTGGATGATTTTGCTCAGAATATGGTAATTGGTGCTGGTATTGGTTATGGCCTCAAGGCTCTTACCTTTAATAAAGAATTCCGCCAAGCCGCACAAAAGGTTCAGTCTGATCAAATCAAGCCCATTGTTCCTTTGCTTTCTCGCTCTTGGTTCCTTAACAATCAGGGTGTGAATGTGGGAGCACAAGCTGCACAGCTTAAGGCTCAGAAGATAGCTTTGCTTGATGCTGCCCTTGATCCAGAAGCTCGTGTCACGTTAGAAGCATCTGAGATTGCTACCCGTAAGCAGCTGCGAGAAGGGCTGCTTAGGATGATGTCCCCTGATCTTCGTACTGCTAGCGAAGGGACACGATCCAAAGCAGACCCTTTGTTGGATTTTATGAGTCCACAGAATCCTTTGGAAGCTAGTCCTCTTGAAACCTTAGGGCAGCTGATAGGCAATGATGCTGGTGCCTTGGTAGGTATTGGGCATAAGTATTCAGGTTCTCCAATCCCGCCTATCCGCAGATTCACACTTAATTCTTTTATTACAGATTATGGGCTGCAGAATGATGTTGGAGCCAAAGTAGTTAAAGCTGCTGATGGACGTCCTGCTATTGAAGCAGCATCTGGACAGCATTTCATCAATGCAATGTTTGGAACTAAGCCACTCAAACCACTAGATGCTATTGAAGAAGCGGCAGGCAAGCTAGGAACCAAGCTTCCCAAGATTGAGCAAACAGAAACTGGAGTGATTACATTAGCTGGATATGATGCTAAGAATGCGCTGCATGTAGATTACCTGCAGGCCAAGATTGCATCTATGCAAATAGATGACGTAGTTAAAATCACGGGAGGAAAAGACCTAACTCCACTAGTCAAGGCTATAGACAAACAGCGCAATGATACGGGAGCTGTTGCTCTAGCCAATCATGATATAACTACAAAGGCTATGACTCTTGATGATCTGGATGGCCTGGGAATTGATCTTGGCCCTGCACGTGCAGTAGTTGATAGTTGGTTTGGTAATCCTAACATCATTGACCACAAGGAAGCTAGGCTTCTTGTTGGTGCAGCAGATGATCCTAGCTTTCTGCTTGATCCCAATTATCTTATATCACACAAAGGGCCGATTACCTACAATCCTTTGGAGAAGTCTGTCTACTTGAGTGATGCTGAATTCTTTCATGCCTACCGTGCTACAGAACATCTATCCCCTACTCAGTTTCAATACTCACTAGAATCTACAGATCTGCCCCGCCTGCAAGCTGTCTACTTGAAATTCAACAAAGATCCTGCCCTGCGAATTAGATTGAATAATGCTGAAGTAGGGGCTGCCAAGGATGTTGTTGGAGCAGCAGCTCTTAAGAAAGAAATTATCACTACCAAGATGGATCAAATTCAGCAAGGGCTGATTCGTGGGCTTAGTATAGAACAGATGGCCAAAGCAACAAATACGCCAATAGGTACTGCTAAACTTTTCGTAGAGTCTGGATTCAAATATGTTAATGACTTTGATAATATGCTGACTGGCGATATCATGGCCTATACCAAATTGGATAGAGCCTCTATTAGTACATACCTTAAGCCTAAGATGCTTGTGCTAGATGGAGACCTGCCATTCAGAGCGCAACAGCAAGAACTGGCTAATGTAATCAAGTTGGATTCCGATCATCTGGATGCTATGCATGAAGCTGTAGCAGGGGGAATTGCAGCTACTTCCGGGTCAGAACTCATCACTAATCTGTATGATGATGTAATCACTTCTCCTTTGATGAAAGAAATTCAGCAAAACATTGAGTTGCTTGCCCCTACAGAAGGAGTGACCAAAGGATTCTTTACTTCACGAGACTTTGCACTGCGAGACAATCCACTTGGTTCTGCTGTTATTAAGCTTGGCGCTGATTTTAGAAACCATGTTCAGAAGGCATCTGATAAGTTGCTAAGTGCTCAGCTGACTCCAGCTGCTACACGCTTGAATAAGAATGCGGCCAAACGTACACAGTTCTATATGATTAAGCAATCCCTTGATGCCATCACAGGCCAGGAAGCAGAAACACTTAAGATTGTTAAAGACCAAGCTAGCGGTACAGCTAAGATTATGATTAGGCCTCCAACCCCTGAAGCTATGCGTAAGGGATTGAATGATGCAGTTTATCTGAAATATCATGGCACCAATACTGAAGCTGTATGGAATATTGGAGATGAGGTTGATTCCATGTTGGATGCTGTGACTGGAGCTCAGTCTGATCTTCTCGCCCTTCTAAATACCAATAGAAAACTCCGTGGTATGGAGCCTATTCCAGCTCGTGGAATCTGGATTCCTTATGAATCTATTGATGACCAATATACAGCTTATCTAGTTAAGACTTCACCGTTTGAAACTCCTGATGTCAAGCTGATTACTGGGCGGAATCTCAAAGACTTCGAAGCTAGGATAGCACGAGTGCAGGAAGGACTAGATCCTTCTCAGCATCGTATAGTCAGAAGTAGGGATCAATTGGAAGATTGGAATGAAATTCATTCCTTTGCCAAATTAGATATCCTAGAACGGGCTAGCCCTGCTAGCACAAAATCAGGTATCATAGCTGAGCAGATTGCCTCAGATGGATCTGTGCTTGATGACATGCTGAATGCCTATAATGAATATATCTGGTCTCAGTCTCGCATGTTCATGGAACATTCTGCACCAGGAGTCTTTGCTAAATTACAGGATCTATCTTATGCACAGCAGACAGCGTCTACCTCCATTCGTCCTAACATATTTACTAAGGTACAGCAAAAGCCTAATCTGCCGGCTATGGTTTCACGCACATTATTGAATAAATCAGATGTACCTAATAGTCCTATCTTTAGTGCATTGAATAATGCCTATTCAGCTTCCATTACTATGGCATCTCGTGGGGTGCAATCAGTGTGGTCTACAGTGTCTGATAAGTTTCCTGGTGGGGATGTACCACTTGAGCAATACCAAAAGATATCTGATGATCTGACTAGGCTGGGTGCTCCTGTTCCCTGGCGCAATGTCACAGACTATGCGGCAGCAAATGTCCAAGCCTACAAGGATCTCAGTCAGGAGCATATTGCTAAAGCTTCAACCATTCTGGTCACTTTGAATCTACGTCTCTGGGAATGGAGTCATGCAATAGTTAATACACTTTCTGCGCCCATTACTATGAGTGCTGAGATTGCTGCTAATGGGGGTAATCCTGTCTTTGCTGCTAAGCATATGCATCAAGGACTTAAGATGGTTACCAATCCCACAGCAGAGGAAGCTAAGCTACTTGCTAGGTGGAAAGCCAGAGGATATACTGTTCGTAACACAGCAGAAGTCACAGAACTGTTCCGTGATCTGCATGTTCGTATGCCATTGATGGATAAACTGGAACAGAACAAAATATTTAATTTTCTCACCAAGCCTTCAGACTGGTCTGAGGAAATGACCAGGGCTGTAGCATTCACTACTGGGTATAAGCTAGCTAAGACTAAATATCCTACTGCTTCGCTTGATGCGTTGGAAGCATATGCACTCCAATTCACCAATCGTAGTATGGGCAACTATTTGTCTAGACAGAGACCTACTCTATTCCAGGGTTCATTGGGTGCGACACTGGGTCTTTATCAGACATTTAGTTTGACTATGGCTCAAAACATATTCCGATATATTGAATCCAAGAATCTGAAAGCTCTGTTGACTCTTGGCGGTGCACAGCAAGCTATGTTTGGGCTTGGCTCACTGCCATTCTATAGCCCAATCAATCAGATGATTGGAGCTTCTAGCTCAGAACCCGGAGATGACATTACTAAGGGTGTCTATGAAATGTTTGGCGACACTTCTGATCAAAGCAGAAGTCTAGCTGAATTTGTAATGTATGGATTGCCTAGTGCTGCATTCCAGATTCCCTTTCAGACAAGGGCAGAATTGCAGCCTAGAATTCCATTCAGCGCAGAAAAAGGTGTGATGAATTTCAGTCCAGTACTTTTGAACACAGCTTATCAGGCCACCAAGACTGTGTGGGATACTGGAACCAAGCTGGCTCAGATAGCTGCCGCCCGTGGCGGAGCTATGGACTTTGCGCGTGCTATTGGAGAAGGGATGGCAGGACAATATCTATGGCGACCTGGCGCAAGAACAGCAGAGCTGCTGCTTGGCAGGAGCATAGATCAGACAGGCTCTACAGTATCCACACAGAGTGAAGTGTATGAACCCTGGGCTGTAATGGCTAGGGTTGTAGGATCTCGCCCAATGAAAGAGCAGGTGCTAAGGAATCTAAGATTCCACGCCCGCTATTATGATGCCATTGGAAAAGAGAATAGGCGGGATGCCATTAAGGCACTTAGAACGATGGCTGTTGGTGGCAGCATTAGTGGGGATAGTACGGCGCGAATCATGAACAGATACATAAGTAATGGCGGTACTGTCAAAGGATTCAATCAAGCACTTCAGCAAGCATACATGGGAGTAGGTACTCCCTTTGCAGATAAATTGATTGAAGATATTGATGTAGAAGGGCCGATTGGTGAGATCATTAGGACCTATTCCTACTAGACTCATTAGCCCTAGTCAGTTTTTGATGGTGTGGTGCGCAGTGATATATTAATCTAGTTTCCTTGCTCTCCTCCCCTCCTAAGGAGGCTACCGTCATTGGTAGCCTCCTTTTTTTTTGTCTAGCTCTCACTTCCGTTGGTGTCTAGCTTGGTTGCTGCCATCTGTGCATAATGCGCAATCTTCAGCAAGTCCAAATGGTCTTGATCTGGCCTAGCATTCTTTCCAAATCGTGCCACATATCTTTTGATATGACGTATGCAATCTTCAGCTGCATAATTAGAGGCTAGATCTTCCCCTTTATCTCCATACTGAGGAACAGTATAATCTTCTATATGTAATAATACTTGCTCAGCAAAAGCTACCCAATCAGCCCCACGCTTAGTCTTAGCTTCTATCATGTTTGCGGCTCCTATTAGCTATTCAAATCAATATATCCTTCAAGCACATTGTAGATATATTCTCTATCATCTTTACTCAGCTTCCATTCCACCGAGGTATCCAAAAAGGAATCCCTCCAATCCTTTTTAATGTTTTCAAATCGCCGATCCTCAGTATCCAAACCTTCACTAAGTTCCAGCAATTCAAAGTCTCCAAGCTTCCTAAAGTTCATAGTAATCTGGCTCCTTTTCAAATTGAACGGCAGGGCTTTCTTCTCGCTCTACCAAGCTAAAGTCAATCAAGTCATCAGCCCAACGACTGGTGACATCTATCATAGGCAGATAGCCTGCCGTCTTTCCATCTTTCTTAACCTGTTGAATGCGCCCAGCAGATAATAGATTCTGCAGAATTTCAGTCAGTGCTGTAAAGCGGTCCAGATCTTGGCTAACTTGCTTCCACAATTCCTTGCTATTGATTGGTTTATCTGATGCTTTGATGATTTCCATAATGGTACTTGCTACTTCTGAGAATTTAGATTTACCATACTCACCTAAGGCATAAGGCATACGAAGTTCAGCAACATGTAGGATTGTATTGGCTAAAATAATATCTCTCTTATTAGGAACCAGACTGAGTCTGGATGCAGCAACAATTATAATTAGCTTAAGAAGATGCGTGAATCTACGTTGAGCATAATAACTGAATCGTCTATCCGATACTCCAGGGAATCCTTTGTAGATAGCATCAAGTAGTTGCTTTTCTTCTTGTCCAAGAATCACTTCCCCACTCAGTTCACGTATTTGTGATAGATGGGCAGCCAGCTTGGATTGCAATTCTGCATCAGGCATAGATGGCCAAGTAACTTTAGTTCCACTATATCCACCATATATGAACAGAACACGACTAAAGAATCCACCACTAAGAGCTAGTGAGCTAAATGCTTCATTGATTGTACCAGGGGCGGAACCACTTATGATATTGATTGTCGGTTTGGATATATAAACATCTTCTTTGGTCAATTTAGGATTGATGAATTCACTCAGATTGTCCCACAGATTGGTAAGATTGGTGACTAGCTCATCATTACCTATACCTACAAAATCTACAAACTCATCTTGAGCTATGTACATTTCAGTAACTGCTGAGAATTCAAAATCTTCTGCTGATTGTAATCCCATTTGATGCCACATAGCTTCTTTAGCTGCACGATTGGGCGCGAAGTGCTTGAATCCTGTGCTCTTGATAAGCTCCTTACCTATACGAATAGCTGTACCTTTCCTAGTTCCTGGTCCACCAGTCAGCAAGATGTATTGATTAGGATAGATGTTAGAGTGACCAAACTTTATATAAACATTACGGGAAAGTAGGGTGCCTATCATGGAGATGGCTGTCCATCTATGAAATATAATAGGCACTTCACTCGCACCAACAAAAGCAAAATACTCACCAAAGAAATCACGTATTGGCTGACTAGATGATTGGGCTTCACCAAGTTTGATTATGTTATTGTCAATTGTCCTTCCTCCCAGCAGTCCAAGCAGTCATCTCTTTCCAGTTCTTACCAAACTTAGCATCTACTGGAATCCTCATAACCTTTCCACTGGCCACTTTGATTGGCTCATCCATAATATCTATCACTGCCTCCATATAATGGTCAAATACTTCCTCTCTGGCCTGAAAGAGGATGGAGTCATGGTTCTGCAATTTGAATCTAAAGGCTCCGGCAGAAGGCAGTTGCAAATCATAATAGACACGAACGATAGCTTTATTGAGGGTACTGACACTTAGATGCTGCGGCATATGAGATATGATTCCTCTGCGCACTTCTGCATTCTTGACAGGATCACCAAAGACTCGTCTGGTCCAGCCATCTGGAGTAGCGACAGAACCTGTCAATTTGATTTGCCTGGCAGATTCCGCCCACCAAGCAGACACCCGAGGATAGGTGACATGATAAAGACCAAGAAGATAAGCGGCAAATTCTTTAAGTGTTCCCTTATGCTTAAGCATCTGCTTGAAGCCATAGAGTTCTTTGATTCCAACATTGTCTATGAAGGTATCTTCCTGCATTAAGTAATTGGTTCCATGCACAATCTTCTTGACCAGCTGCCTGATTGGATCACTTTTGTCTATTCTGATGCCAAAGAATCTATAAGCCATGTAGCAATAGAAATCCCGCCCAGGAGTTTCAAGATCTTCAATCAACAATTCATCATCAGCTAGATAGGCTGTGCACCTTGCTTCACTTTGGCTCTTGTCTGCTTCACCAATCAGGTAGCCATCATCAGCAATCATAGCCTCACGCATATAAGGAGGAATGTTCTGAATTTGTAGTCCATAATTCTCAGCACTTCCTGCCACATAGAGTGATGACTTGTTGCTTGATAGCCTGGATGATTTGGTGCCATCTGGTTGCAGGCTGTAGAGAGCACGACTGCCCCCAAGGCTATCTGCTCCAGTGGAAATCAGATGCGCTGTGAAGTAGGTGCTATATGCTTTGGCATGCTTCCTATATTCAGTAACTTCAGCTACAAATCTGGATACCAGTGGATGCTGGAGTGCTATCTTCTTTAGTGTGATTGCATCTGTGCCTGTGGCCGATTTGGTTCTAGATGGCTTGACTGCACCCAGTACTTGATAGAACAAAATGCTCAGCTGCTTAGGACTACCAGGATTGAATTTAGGTGTAGCAGTCATGATTTGCAAAGTTTCAGCAGTTCTCTCTACAATAGTCTTTGCTTCAGGTCTCAGACGATCCAGCACAGTCTCAGAAACTTTGAATCCTTCAAAGGCAGTACTGATAAGTGGAGTCACCAAAGGGTAGGTTCTAGCGTAATTGCGCATTGCCCATGCTGGCATCTTCCCCAGAATAGATACAAGGCATCTAGCAGTATTGATTGTATCCTTACAATTGTATCCTAATGGATCTGATTCACTTTCTGATTTCCAGTAATAGTAATCAGGTAAAAGAACAGAGCTGATAAATGCCAGGCTCTTTTTGAGTTCAGCATTCCAGCACCACCAAAGATACTCTGTATCCCAAACATAATTGGCTACCGAAATACCATGACGTATAAGATGAAAGCAATCAAAAGCGCCATTGTGTGCCGCCTTGACTGGACCTTCATCTTCAAGAATTGCTTTGATTGTTCTGATAGCATCTGCTACTTCCTCTTCTTTGCTCCAACCAACCAAAGGGATACAATAGGTGTTACCTATTTCTCCCCTTGGACCTAGGCATGTAAAGGCTACTGATGTGATTGTATTTTGGCGCGAAGTTTCAATATCAAAGACCACCACACTGGCCTGATGACAATCTGCTACAGCTTTACGGAACAGCTCACGTTGCACACAAATAGTGTAACGATACTTATAGGTGGGTAGACGGATGTATTTAAGTTTCTCTAAATCATTCTCCATCAAGAACTGTCCATGCTGAACAGCTGTGATATGATAAGTAGGTTCGATAACTAGAACTGGAATACTGAAATTAATCCTAGCTCCACGCCAAAGGCTGACTCCTTCTTCTTCACTCTTTGATCCAATATTGATTATATTATTTAAGGTGTCTGGATTGGAGCAGAGAATCGCTTCAGCCTTTACCTGCTTGGCATAAGCTAGCAGCTGCTCCATGCTTAAGGATCGGTGGATGGATGCAGCACTGTGGCCTCTGGCATGTAGCATAGCCTTCAGCAGCCCAGCTGACTGGATATCATCCCCACTTAGATTGACTAGAAGCTTCACATCCAGCTCCTGCATTAATGAGATTGTTTAGGGGCAGATTCTAAAATCAGTTTCAGTACATCAGGGGATTCCATTTGCTCAATCATCTGAGTATAAGCTATGGTATTTATATCATCTTGCGTGATAGCTACATTTCCCCCAAGTTTCTTGACAAGAACTGCAATGATAAGAATATATAGCTTTGGTTGATTCAGTGGAGTACGGCCTTCAAATGTGCTTTTTGCTGGCGAGTGCTTAATTGTCAGAATGTCATGCATGGCCTCAAGAAGTCCACCAATCCTATTAAGTTCATCTTGTTTAATATTAGGCTTTCCAGCTACGATTAGCAAGGCTTGCAAGAACTGTTCAATCTCTGCATCATCTAGATTCAATAGGTCATACACTAATTGGGTAGGAGTCATGGCCCATTCCCCGTCAGCACACCTTCAATATCAGCAGGCTGCCAGCCAGCAGGCTTCAACACCTTACCAAATTCATTCTTTAGGAAGGTTCCATCTGGGCCAATCTTACGCATATTGGCTTCATGAATTTCTGCAAAAACAGCATCAATAGGAATGCCACAAGCTGCGCACATATAGCTGACTACATAGATAACATCTGCTGCCTCAACAGCCAAAGCCTTCAAGTCCCTCGGCTGAATGTGCTTAAGAATCCAATCTTCTTCAAATTCCTTGATAGCTTCTTGCAGCTCCATAACTTCTTCACGAACCAGCTTTTTGGCTATCTCCCATGTATGAGAGTCAGGCAAGCCAGGCTTAGTTTTGTAAGTGACTTGGGCAGCAAACATGAATTGTTCAAGCGAACCTTGTAGGTTGATCATCACTCAGTCTCCTTTCAGCCGTTGCTTCAATCCTTCCCCAACACTATCTTTCAACAGTTTGGGCTTCTCTTGTGCTCCAACTTTCTTGTTGATATTGTAGAGCCAGCGATCATAGAATTCCAATGACTTAGCTTCCACAACAGCAACAGCTTTGCAAAAGCCGCCATCAGCTAATGCTTCACTTAGTACTGCTTCACATTTGGCGGGAAATACTAGATTCTGGGTGTCATTGGATTCATCGTAGACATGCTCTAC